CGTTAGCAAAGTATATAAGCTCTACGTCACCTACTAAGATTGAATCAGCTACGTGTACTTTAAAACCTTTTAGAGTAGCCCACTGAAAACCCTCACCACCCTGGTCAATAAACTTTGTTGCTATCAATCCCTTGGATACACTATCTCTTATATTATTAGAATAAACAAATAGTCTGTACTGTCCCTTCTTACGAATTACATAGCTATGTGCACTTACCGTACCCTTTAAAAGCTCGTCAAGTGTATTCTTGATTGGTTTAGAGGCTACGTCAAGGCCGAAGTCACCTATACGTTCAGTAGAGCTCAGAGTTCGTAACCCGTCAGGAGCTAAGAACATAACATCGCCGCCAACTTCCCTGATGCTATCTGTCTCTAAGCAACCTAAAGCACTTGTTAGAGAACTTAAAGAGAAGTCTGCACTACTTGAGCCTACTAACTTTAGTATTCTATCCGCACAGAAGATGATTAAGTTGTCACGGTATACAGCCAATCCTGTAATAGTAGACGCTACATTTATAACACCTGCACCGTCAGCAGGATTAAAGTTAGTATCGTCGTAAGGTGCAGTGAATACAAGCTCTGTACCTACAGCAAAAAATAGAGTGCTTTTATACAGTAAGGCTACTGATGCACCCGCTACGTTAGACTCTCCGATACCTGAACCTGTTAAGAAAGTTAGAGAGCCTGACTCGTAGTAAGCTGGGTAGTTAAGTCCATCCGTAAATACAATCTTTTCTGTACCAGTAAAATTATAAACTTCTTTTCGTGTCTTAGTGAAAGTCGTATTAGAAGCTGTGGCTAGAGATGTCCATACAGGAGTACCTGAGGACGAGTCTGCTTCATAGTACGTACCGTCTCTAACGGCTATAACTTTAGAAGAGTCTACTGCAGCGATACCCTGTACTGTTCCGTTACCTGTTACTTCAGAATTAATAAGTTTTTCGTACCCCAGTACTTTCTTATACCCGCCTGATAAAGAAGGTTCAAAGTTCTGTAGGATAGCACCTGATCCAATAGAAGTCATACCGTGTTGTAGAGGACTGAGATTGGATATTAAACCACCCTTGAATTGAATGGGAAATGTCTGCCACATTGTTGCCATACTTAAAAGCCCCCCGGCCCTCCTAAAAGAGGACTCCTTTGGATACCTGTAGAGTATATATAATCGTAAGAGTTAATAAACAAAGTGCGCATATGCTTAATACCTTCTTTGAACTTAGCCTCGGTAAGAGATGCAGCCTGATTGTCACCTCTGAATTGGTAGCAGTAGTACATAGCACCATCTACAATAACATGTCTAAATTCTGAAGGACTAGCAGGCACATCGTCATGTAAAGAAAGGTCTAATGTGTTTCGGTAGTACTCGTATACTAATTCGTATTCTTTATCGGGGCTTGGAACTACAAGATATTCTTGGCTAGGTGCTTTGACTATGTAGCGAGGTATACCCCGAATACTAGTGTCTGTGTTGTACTCATGGTCTACCCAATTCTTTAAGTAATCGCTGTAGTTTAAGTTTGTAAGCTTAGTGGTGCTAACATTTAAATTTATATCTTTCTTAATTCTAAAGCTATTAACATCAATAGTTTTGGCTTCCGTAGGGTAGCCATACCGTACAGTACCTGCAGTCAGTAAATCCTCTTCTTCTACATGATTCCAAGGCCAACCAAACTCTTCATGATTAATATGCCTGATAGAAGCGTTGACTGCATCTTTAATAGAACTATAAAAACCTGTAGCGGTAGAAAAGTTAGAACTTGTAAGTTCTACTTCGTTCAACCTACGGTTAACTTCATTAACTAAACCTAAATAATTATAAGACATTATTTTTCCCTTATACGTAAGCGAACAGTTCTTTCTACCACTAACCCACCACTCGTGGTGACATTACACGTAAAAGTATACAGTTTGTTATTAGTTCCCGCAGCTATAAAAGCAGTGGTAACAGTGTCTGTGTTTGTATTAGATACTAATTGAATACCATTAACAAGAGGGCCAGAAGGTACTAATTCTGTCTTTACGCCGTCAGCGTCATTAACAAACCAAGTAACACTACTAAGCGTTTCCCCACTAAGAAAGCGGGACCAGTCAATGCTGTAATCTAAAGTTTCGTCAGCATCTTTGTTGGGCCATTTTAACGACATTATAGTATCCTTTAAGCAGCTTGTGCGTATACAACTCTATTAGACGGGCTATCTTGTATGAATACAGTCCTAGACTTATCTGCTTCTACATACGCTATTCTGTTTGATGGGTAGTCTATTAGGTACACTGTTCTATCCCTCGTGTAAGATTCCGCTAAAGCAGCATAGTTAAACTGTACTGCATCTATAAGTAAAGATCCTAACGGTATGCTGAGAGAATCAATACTTACATCTAGTATATTATTGCATTTAATATCTACAGCAGCAAGAGAAGATATAGCAAAAACATTTAAGTCTTCTATAGAAGCATCAGCAAAAACATTTAAGTCTTCTAGTGATGTTGTTACTTCTAGTGTCTGGACTACTACAGTGGCCTGTGCATCAATAACTACATCATCGTCAGTAGTTGTAGGATCATCCGTGATACATTCAGCAGAAACACTATCTAAAACAACAGTAGCCTGTGCATCTACTTCTACATTAGAAAGAGTAGAAACAGAAGAGATACTGCTTATAGATAAGTTTGCTTCTGATATAACAACTACATCATCTATAGTATTTGTTAGTTCTATAGAGGCAGGCACAACATTAGCAGTTGCACTTATCGTAACGGTATCTAGTGTTGTAGCACTTTCAGTAGACGTTAGTGTGAGATTAGAATTCGCATTTACTTCTACACTAGGTGTAGGGATAGAAGAGGTAAGGCTTGATAATTCTAAGTTAGCTAGTCCTACTACTACAGGTACTTCAACAGAACTTGTGATAACTAAAGACGGTACAGCTACCGAAACAGAGCTAGCTCCTTGGTCAGAAAAAGCTGCACCTGAAAAGGGTGAAACACTAAACATTAGATCAATCGTCCTCCCTTATACTGCTATGGGGTTATTATGACACATTTATAACACAACTCATCATTATGTTGTAGCTGCCATAATCTCCTCCAGCAGCAACTGTCCTGTTAGTATTGGCATCGTTTTGAATTTCGTAGTACATTCTAATTTTGTTAGCGTTTTCACCAGCATCAGCTTCACTGCCATCCCAAAAAGTCCCGCTTATTACCGGAAATGCAGAACTATATGAGGAGTATAAGGCAAGCAATAGATTTGGCGCATCATAAGATGAAGTGGTTAATGTTTGTTGACCTGGTGTGCCGGAGGTCTGATTGCTATTGTTTACTGAAGAAACATGTACATTTGTAACTGGTATACCTGATCTAAAGACCAACATAATCGCAGCGTCATAGTTATCTGCGGTTCTAGTAAAGGTCGTTGTTAAGTCTGAAGACGTTAATACCTTATACTGAAACATCTCCTCAAATGTACTATTAACACTGGCTATTTGAGTAAATCCAGAATATACAGTTGGTGATGGGCCCGTAGCAGTTGATGAGTGTGCTATGGCAAGATCTCCAGCCTGCGCCCCAGATGGAACTTGTATGTTCATGTTTACCGTAGCGGTACTTGCGCCAACATATGTAAATCCCGGCGTAGCCGGTGGAGCGGGTCTGTTTAAATCGTTACTACCCAAGCCCATCGTCATTGCTATATTACTCATGATAATAATTCACCTGCAAGCTTGGCGTAATACGTTGTGCCGCTATCCGTTGTTAAGAACACATACAAATTAGTTGTGCCACTTGCGGGTACATCTGGGGCTGAACCTCCGTGCCATTTTACCGATGAAGGCCATGTTATAGTGTACGTAGACGCTCCAGTGACCTCCAATACAAAGCTAGCCGCAAAACCTGACGGAGGTGGGTTGCTAAATGTAAAAGTAGTGTTAGCTGATAAAGTCTTAGTGAAGTAGCTACCGGAAGATATATCTATATTTGTAGCTGCCAAGGCACCACCTGATTGCAGATACCTCTTGGCGATCAATCCATTCTTTATTTTAAAGGGTTTATTGTTAGCCATGTTTCACTTTCTACTCAGCTAAGGCCCTGTATTTACAGTAACAAAGTAGTTCGTACCGCCAAAATCATTTGCAACAATTGTGTAGGTGTATTTCTCACTGGGGCTGGGGCTTGGAAGTGATAGACCGTTACTAAATCTTACTGATGAGGGCCAGTAAACTTTATACTCGGAGGAAGACGAATTAGTAACCTCTACTTGAAATGTTTGCACATCGCTTAGGTTACTAAATAAAAAGGCTACGTCTGATGATAACGTTTGAGTAAAGTAATTACCTGTGGATGTATCAAGGTTTATGCCTGCTCCAGTCGATGCTGTGGAGTATTGAAATGCAGAATAGACGCTGTTGACGGAATTACTACCAATAGCAACCAGTTTAGTGCCATCGTTGTTGAAGTCAAACCCTGATAATAGCACGTTATGAGTATGCTCAGCGCCTAGATTAAAACTTATGCTATCATAACTAGCTGTGCTAATATCATAAGCTGTAGAAAGAGAGTATTGGTAGATTGTTTCGCTGGAACCACCCACAAACATCTTAGTACCATCGGCATTAAAGACCATCTCTTTGGCGCCGCTTTCCTCATTAACAACACTAAAGCTGACATTATCGTAACTACCTGTGCCAACATCATAAGCTGTAGAAAGAGAGTATTGGTATATGGTGTTGTTATAATCGCCAACAGCATAAATTTTAGTGCCATCATTGTTAAATGCTATTCCAGTTGGAAAACTGTCTTGTCCACCAATGTACAGGGAGGAGTTGTTAATATAACTTGCCGTGCTTACATTCCAAGCCGTAGAAAGAGAGTACTGACGTACCTCATCTCCGCCAGTATCAACTACATACATCTTAGTGCCATTGGGGTTAAAAAGGACACCGTTTGGCGAAGCAGCCATGAAGTTTGAGGTGGAACCAAAGCTAAGATTACTGTAGGAAGCAGTGCTAAGATCATAAGCTGTAGAAAGAGAGTATTGATATACACGATCTTGCCCGTTCATTAGTACGTACATCTTAGTGCCGCTATCACCAAACTGGATACTAAGCGGAACTGTACCCTGCACTGCAAAACTAACAGTATCGTAAGAACCGTTTTCTATTGAATACCCACCCGTAACTACGGTGCCTGCAGAAGAAGAATTACCAATAGTAGCCTTCATGCTACCACCTACTTCAACAAGGTTATTGACTATAAAGTCCTTGTCGTTAGCCACTAAGCCGCTCCATCTATTATGTGAGAAGCTTGATACGATGTGCCGCCGTCACGGGTACTGAATGTTAGTACATCTGCTTCGTTAGTTGCAGGGGTATCAGGAGCGGAGCCGCCCATAAATTCAATAGAAGAGTCATAGCTGACGGAATAATTCCCAGATGACTTCAACAGCACCGTAGCCTGACTAACGGTCCCACTATCAGCAGGGTTAGTAAAAAATAATTCAGAGTCAGCTGTTAAAGTAACATCAAATACTGCACCTGTAGAGAGGTCTAGAGTCACATTCTTTGTATTTGGGACTGTGCTGTATTGATATAGTCTATCATTGCTATTATTCAATACGTACACCTTACTCAAGTTATTATTGAAGGCTATGCTGAAGGGTAAAGAAGCCTGGCTATTTACAGAAAAATTCAGGTTGTCATAACTAGCTGTGCTAATATCATAAGCTGTTGAAAGAGAGTACTGATATAAGCTGTTGGAGCCATCATCAGCAGTATACATTTTAGTACCATCGTTATTAAAGGCAAAACTGTAAAGTCTACTATTCTGAGAAGAAAAAAGCACACTAACGTTGTCATAACTAGCTGTGCTAATATCATAAGCTGTTGAAAGAGAATACTGATGTATAGTATCTTGCGTAGTACAAACAATATACATCTTAGTGCCATCCGGCTTGAAAAGCAAGTCCGTTGGTCTGCGCACGTCTGCAATAGTTGTAGTGTCAAAGCTGACATTATCATAAGAAGCTGTGTTTACAGTCCAAGCTGTTGAAAGAGAGTATTGAAATACAGACTTGGTATTAAGGTCGCCAATAATATACATCTTAGTGCCGTTGTTGTTGAAACGTACAGCAAAAGGGTTCGTCTCCTGACTACTTACACTAAAAAAATCAGAGGAATTATAAGAAACTGCGCTAATATCATAAGCTGTTGAAAGAGTATGTTCATATACTCTGTCGTTGTTCGACCCAATTATATACAGCTTAGTGCCATCATCATTGAATTCAAAGCCTGTACAAAAACCATCTCTAGCTCCAGCGAAAAACTGCACGTTATCATAGGACCATGTAGAAATACTTTGAGGTGCGGTTGGATCAGCAATCGTAACTGTACCTAATTTCTCTTGATAAACAGTAGGCTTGATAGCATTCTTTATTTTAAAGTCTTTATTATTTGACATGGTTCACCTTTCCCCTTGTCAAGTATTTTAGGCTAAGATGACAGCTTTCGCCGTATAGTTAGTCGAGTTAGATGATGCAGCTGTAGCTAACAACCTTACGTTACCACCACTAATATCCACATCAAATGTAGCAATAGTGGTATCGGTGTTAACTGTGCCATATTCTGTAGCTACTGCTGTAGTGTTATCATGTGTTACAAGTAGCTTGGATATAGTACGTTCTGTTGTAACTGTATTTGTTGCAATAACAGTGATCTCCAAACCTAACGAAGAAGAAGCAGTGTATGTAGCAATGGCTGTCTGTGAAGTACTTGTAGTTGTAGCAGTTTGCTCGTCGCCTCCCGCACTAGCTACTGCTGTATCGACATAGTTTTTGTTTGCTGCGTCCGTTCCAGAAGAAACTGTATCAACGCCTTGGATGCGACCTGTGCCACTTAGAGTGATGTCGCCGTCAGATACTGTCAGGCCATTTTTGATGGTAACCTGACTATTGTTCACCACAAGACGCTCACTGTTACCTGTAACAACACGCCAACTGTTTGCTCCGTTGAACTGCATGTATGTGTCGGTATCGCCATCGTGGATGATCTTGTCGCCTACATAAGCAGAATTAGACAGGTAGAGGTCTTTCCAACGAGTTCCACTTGCACCTAAATTTATTTCAGCATCTTGTAATCCATCTTCATCACAGGGGAGAACACCACTGTTAGCACCGCCAATACCCGCACCTTGTCCAGTTGCAGTTCTAAGAATAAGATTTGTTGCAACCCCGCCACGAGAAGAAATACTCCCCACAGTGGCACCGTCTTTGCGGAACTGCACAATATCACCATCTGATGTGCTACGATTAAAAGTAGCTGACCTACCCCCATCACGACTAACACTCAATAAACCGCCATAAGAACCTGCCGCAAGAGAAATACCTTCAACATTATTTTCTGCTGTAAGTATTGTAGTAGTCCCCACCAGCAAGTTACCGCTGCTATCAATGCGCATGGCTTCTGTGGGAGAACCAGAGCCAGTTTGAAACCGCATTGATCCATTCTCAGCCTCAAGGTTTAAATTTCCTGCACTTTCAATGGCATTGTTTACACGAATATCACCCTCAACATGCAACTTATCACTAGGCGAACTCGTGCCAATTCCAACATTACCGCTGCTGTCGATGCGCATACGTTCTGTGTTGTTGGTTAAAAAACGCAAAGGATAAGAGCCGTTTGTCCTTACAAACCCGCCAACACTATCTGCCCTTAAATCCATAACA